TTTCTAGCAGCACACCATTCGGAATTTATGATTCTGATATAGAATTTCAATCAGACGCGATGGGCGCGGCTGTATGGGCAGCTTTGAGGTTGGGATATCCCGTTGTTGATATAGAAATGTTGGATAAAAATTTCTATGCGTGTTTTGAAGAAGCTGTCAATGAGTTTGGTGCTCAGTTAAATCAGTTCAATATTCGTAATTACATTCAGGTATTTCAAGGACAGAATATTAATCAAATAGGTAATTTGTCCGGACAAAACGTAACCGGAACCCCAATGTCTGTTATCGTGGAGTTGGCAAAGGGATACGGAACAGAAGTTGGTGTTGGTGGAAATACCGATTGGAAACGCGGATCTATTACAACTGTTCCATATCAACAAACATACGACATTCAATCCTTGTGGGGTAACGTATCTGAAAGTTTTAATAAAATCGATGTGATGAGGGTTTTTAATGAAAGAACTCCTGCTATGGCTCGTATTTACGATCCATTCTCCATGACTGGTATGAGTTATTCTAATGTTTTGAATGAGTTGGGATTTGGTGCATATTCTCCCGCTGTTCAGTTTCTTATGACTCCTATTTTCGAAGATTTGCTTCGTGGTCAAGCTATTGAATTCAATGATATGGTTCGTAAGTCTGCTTTTTCCTTTGAAATAGTCAACAATAAATTAAGATTGTTTCCTATACCTCAGAGTCAGTTTCGTATATATTTCGATTATGTCGTAAAGAATGAACGATTTAGCGGGTCTTTCCAATCTGGTTCTGCTGGACAATTTGTATCCGATTTCTCAAATATTCCATATAATAACATCGTGTATGGATCTATCAACGATGTTAGTAAGCAATGGATTAGGAAGTATTTTCTTGCTCTATGTAAGGAACTACTTGGTTCAATTAGACAAAAATACCAAACCATTCCTATTCCTGGAGGAGAGGTTACTCTCGATGGTGCGGAACTTAGAAATGAAGCACAACAGGAAAAAGAAAAATATATAACCGAGTTGAGGGAAAGTCTTGAGGCCACTGGCAAGAAACAACAAATGGAAGATCGCGCTAGGGAGGCTGAATTCGTTCAAGATACATTAAAGAGAGTTCCATTGCTTATTTATATAGGATAATATGAAACTATTACCTATCGTAAAAGAGATAAAGGACCAGAATTGGATAAATTGGGTCAATAGTGTGGTCCAAAACGTAGAAGAAGAATCCGATTTTGTGAGTGGCGATATCGGCAGGGCTTACGATTTATTGAAGACAAATTTTAGAGCGGACTCCCCAAGTAGGGATATGTTTAACCAAGCTTGTAAAGAAGCTTTAACAATATTAAAACAACAAAAGAAAATAAAGTAATTATGAAAAATAAAGAAAGATTGTTCGAAAACGTAAATGGAAACCGATTTGTGTTATTAACTGAAGGAGTGGATGAATCTACCGTTTGTTCAGGAATTAAACGAGTGTTTTCCAACGGCGAAAAAAGTGTCTCCTATAGTCAAATAGAGTGTGTTGGTGTTGGTTTGGGTTTCATCAAAGACATTGCTGGAGCACGAAGACACGCTTTACAAGAAGCTAAGAAGATTGCTAAGGAATTTAATTACTCTGATAATGAATTGAATGAGATGTTCGTTAAGTCAGAAGGTAACAGCGAATCAGTTGAAGCGGTTGAAGCAGTTCAATCAGTTCATCATGATGAAACCGACATGTCAAATCCGGAGGAAAGCCGTGAACTCCAAATTGGAAAAGAGATTTTAGAGGTTATGAGTGATAGGATTGCTTGGGGGAATAGTAATGATAAGACTTATGCGAGGATTAAAAAATTAGCAGAAGAACTCATTGATATGCATGACGGAACAGTAAGTTTACCTAAGTAATATATGGGATTATTAGGGAGATTTTTCAGTGATAGGGATATAAACTTAATCAATTCTTTTAATGGAGAATTGATGGGGGAAATTATTCAAACTGAAGTATTGTTGTTCAAAATCTGTGCACAACAAATTAAAGTGAATGTGTATGGAGAGTCGTCTCCTGAATCCGGAAAAATGTATTATCCCGGAGTAGAAATTACGGCGTTAGTTGATAGGGCTGATATTGATACTTCGTTCGACGATTTTGGTTCTGATAGAAACCAAACAGTAGTATTTAAGCTTCGTGAAAAAATGTTGCAACTTGTAAATATTTATCCAGAAAATGGAGATATAATTCAATTTAACAATAGATATCATGAAATTGATAATGTTGTTCAAGAACAGTTTTTGGGTGGAATTGCAGAAAAATCCCATTCAATTATTGTTAATACTCATTATTCGAGATTGTCTAAGTTGTCATTAGTGGAAAGACAGAAATAATATTATGGCTTGGCAGGGAAATCCAAATAATCCAGCACCGAATTATTCCAATGAAGGAGTAAATCGTGGCGAGGAACGCAAGGATGTAAATCGTGCGGAACAGGTCCGCAGGGATACAGACATACAAAAAGATTTTACTGTAAGGTTAATAGATATTGATACTACAGTAATGAAACAACTTGAAACGTTTGAGATTCAAGTTACTGATGATGGTAAGAAGATAAAAGTTCCTCTATATTACGCTTCTCCTGAAAAGTGGAAATCAATACAAAAGGATGGAATCATACGAGATTACAATGGTAAAATGATTTTACCTGCTTTGGTGTTTAAGAGAACTAATTCTGAAAAAAATCAGAATCTAATGACGTTCAATCGTTATCTTCATTATCCTGTTTTGAAGAAATATTCTACAAAAAATCGATATACTCCTTTTAATGTATTGATAGGTAAGAATGTTCCTGTAAATGAAGTATATGATGTGATTATGCCCGACCACATGATATTTACTTATCATTTTATTATATGGACGGAATACATAGAACAAATCAATTCCATTATGGAGAAGATTAATTTTCAAACCGAAGATTATTGGGGAGTTGCAAATGGTCTTAGGTTCAGAACGAAGATAGATTCGTTTTCTCATACGGTGGAATTACAGGTTGACCAAGATAGGATTGTAAAGACCGAATTTGATTTAATAGTCTATGGATATTTGTTGCCTGATACCATAGATAATATGAGTGGACATCATCCTACTACACAGAAACACTTTACTCCAAAGAAAATCGTTATGGGAACCGAAGTGGTTTTGTCTGATTTTAATTTTTCTGATATTGCAGATACTAACTCAGAGAAGATTCGTAATCAGAATTATCCAAATCTTCCAAAGGATGAAGTGATTCCTTCTCCTCCGATAGTTCTTGATCCTAACGTAGATTTAAAATAATAAATCTAAATACGGGTGGACGTTGTATGTATCTAAAACAACAATGTATTATGAGTGAACCAATAAAAATATCAGAGAATGAATTGGCAGAAATTAAGATGTTACAAGACAAGTTTCAAGAGAAAACTTTTTCGATGGGTCTTTTATATCTTGAAAAAATGCAGGTGGATGAAATTATAAAAAATCTAACCAAAAAAGAACAAGACCTTCAGGATGAATGGAATAATCTGAAAAACATGGAAAATGGATTAATAGACAAGTTGATAAAGGTTTATGGTGAGGGATATTTAGATTTAAATAAAGGTCTTTTTGTTCCTGAAAAGAAATGAAAATGTTACAAGTTGGTTGATACTAAACAGAATTAATTATAAAGTTTCTTTCTCCTGAAAAATTTGGAGAACGTGATTCTATAACTAATACCGTTAAAATGTTGTTTAATAATTTATTTTCATTTATCTTTTGAAAAAGTACAATATATTTATATTTAGTTCGTAATATGAAATCTAATTTTAATAACCACATTATATCGGTTGATATAAAGGAGAAAGACTAAGCCATGCCAATCCAAGAAGGAGGACGTTTCAGTCCAGAAGATAGAATTGTGAGTCCCGGTGTATTCACGCGTGAGAATGACCTGTCTGGGGTCGCTCAAGGGGTGGCTGACATTGGTGCTGCAGTTGTGGCACCTTTCGCTAAAGGTCCAGCATTTTCACCAAAACTCATAACAGATATCAATGATCTTCAATCTCAGTTCGGTGTTCCAGATGGTGTTTACTACGGTCCATATACTGCTGGAGAATACTTAAAGGAACGTGGTCTTGTTACCGTCGTTCGTGTTGGTGGATTGACCGGATACAAACAAAATTATCCTTTCGTAATTTGGGGTGTAAAGGGAACGTGGAATCGTAATGGTTCTGCCGGTGCATTAGTTTCTGGTAGTTCTTATATTACCTTGTCTGGTTCAATTGCAGCAAATTATAGCCAAAGTGTATCTATTTCTTCTGGAACTCTTACATTGAATTCCGCTTCCGTAACCGTGACCTTCCAATCTGTAGCAGCAGATGACACTGCTTTGAGCATAACATCTTTGAGTGGTTCCGTGTTGTATTCGGGTCAAACAGTTTCTCTCGGCAATACAACGATTACGTCAACTTTGTTTTCTACTGGTTCGAATCTTTCTGCCTCTATCGTTGCTGGAACATTCAGTGGTTCATTCTCTAGCGATGTAACATTGAACTTCAACAACGGCGGCGCAGCCCCATTCTTATCAGTCCATCTTATAAGTGGTTCGTTCTATACATCCACAGGTTCTTGTGGAGTGCCAACAATTCAATTGCGTGGTGTTCTATCTGGTTCGTTTGGTAAGTATGATGGAACATTTACATCGAATGGTCAACCAACCTTTGATCCTTGCACAAACACTTGGGCTTCGGCATCTACTGCTGAATTAAAGGTTTTGGCAGTATTGGGTGATACCCTTTACGGAGGCATCTCTGATTTAGTGGCTCCTGGATTCGTCAATTCATCGTTGATTTCCGCTAGCTCGAATGTTAATGCTTCTTCGATTACTTCAGATTTTAATCTGACGTTGAAAAGCACTAATAGTTCGACTGCTATCGGAACTTATCAGTTCTCGTTGAATCCTTCTAGCACCAAGTATATCACCAATGTATTCGGACTTTCTGCTACCGCAGGTGACCCTGCTACGCAAGTTTCTGGTCAGAAAATTGAAGCTTCTTATCTTTACAAGGTGTTTAATAACGCCATTGCTGATGTGTATGCTAACAATACTGTTTGGGCCATTACCGGAAGTGTTCTTCCTGATGGAGTAAACTTTATTGGAAATCCGCTTGATTTCACAGATGAATTCAGCCGTGATTTGACCAACGGTGATAGTGAGTTCTCTATAACCCACGCTTCTACTCCTTGGATAGTATCCCAAAAGATAGCTCCTTGGCAGAGTGGCCAAAACCCAACAAGGTTCCGCTTGTTTAAGGTTCATACGTTGTCGGATGGAACTATCACTAACAAACAATTTAAAATTGAAATAAGCAATGTTAAATTGGCAGGTACTGTCGCAGGAAGCGATTGGGGTTCGTTCACATTAACTGTTCGTAAATACAGTGATAGTGACAAACGACCACAAATAATGGAACAGTTCAATAACGTTAATCTTAATCCTGGCTCTTCTAACTTCATTGCTCGTAG